TTGCAAAAGTCTCGGATAGTGAACACTTTGTGAGTTCACGTATACCCTTCTCTTCAACTTCCTTGACCTTAAAGGTTTCTCCGTCAACTTCAAATTCATCCTCACCTGCTTCCTTTGCCTTTTTAACTGCGGCTCCGAAAGCATTTCCTTCTTCTACATCGTCATCTCCGATGTCACCTACAAACTCTTCCGTATCATCAACTGGATGTGCCGGATGATCATTTTCCATGACCTGATATGTTTTTCCGTTAAATTCAAATTCTTGGAGATTTTCTTCTCTTGCCTTACGCACTGCATTGCCCCATGCGTTACCTTCTTCAATTGCTTCCTCGTCATCCTCTTCGGTAGATTCACCCGCATTACCTTGCTTTTTGAGAATTGCCTGCTTCAGAGGTTCTGGAAGTTTCTCTTGTGCAGCGGTCAATCCCTCGGCAACTTCCTCGTCATCCTCTTCGGTGGATTCACCATCGTCGTTGCCTTGCTTTTTGAGAATTGCCTGCTTCAGAGGTTCTGGAAGTTTCTCTTGTGCAGCGGTCAATTCTTCTTTAACCTTATATGACGGACTTATGCGTTGTCTTTCTTTTGCACGACGTGCATCATCCGCATCGGTCCACTCTCTAACCTTAAAGGTTTCTCCGTCAACTTCAAATTCATCCTCACCTGCTTCCTTTGCCTTTTTAACTGCGGCTCCGAATGCGTTTCCTTCATCGAATTCCAAGATGCCGAGTTCTGTGGCAACTTCTTCGATGATTTCTCTAAGTTCTTTTCTTGTAATTTTCATGCTTGTATTCTCCTATATTATAGAAATTGTCTGTGATCACTCACCATTCGATTATAGTTCTTTGCCAATGTTCCACCCGTGAGCATTGGTCCTGAACTAACTCTCTGCTGTGCCGATTCCTCAGTCGTGCACCCCTCACACTCCTCTTCGTTACAATTATCACAACCTTCGGTAAGTTCGTCTATTTGTCGTTGAAGATGTCTAAATAACTGCTCCGTTGCCAATCTATTTTCTTCTTCGGAGAGTTCTATCTCATCGTCTGATAAAGTCTTTAGCCCTTCTTTTACAAGAAACGAGAGTAACCTAGTGGTTTGTGTTGGGTCTACCATACCCTCAAGAATTTTTTTGGTTATATTCGAAAAAATCGGAGCCACACGAGTTTCTGCCAAGGTTTCATCCGATAAAATGTGTTGTACGAGTTGTGTAACTTGTTCGGGGGCCTCGTTGAGGACTTGAGCATTTATTCCAGAAATTCTTGCCAATGTCTCACGGGCGGACATATTAATCTCCATCAACTCTCCGTAATACTCAGGATTTGGTTGGAATTCATATATTGCGGTTCCGTCATCATAATGACCTCCGAATGTTGAATCATCAGATTTCACAAAAGTCAATTTATTGTCAGTTGCCCATTGATTTGCATCTCCAACGGTTCCCTCGCATACAAACTTTTTTTCAACACCCATATATCCCATGCATTTCTTTATAAGTGTTCCCTTAATATGTCCGGTATAATCCACGACTTCAAGCAAGGTCTGCATCACATATTCTTTTAATTCACTTCTCTTCATTGTTTTGGTCTCCTGCAATTTCAAAATAACGATTCAATATGTTGCCCATATCTTCATAGAGACTTTGCATTCGTTGCGTGTATACTTGACGTTCTTTTGCGGTCTTATAAAATTCCTTGGCCATGGATTTCACTTCCTTTAAGTTTCTCTTTACACTAATTCCGTCAAACCAATCGTCTGTCTCATTCATAATATACTTGGACGCATTGTCCACGATATTGCAAATATCTTCTGCCACATCCAAGTCCCTTGCCTCAAGAGCAATGAACTTCTGATATTTTCCGAACTTGTTTATTTTTTCAGATGCGAGTTTCTTTTGTTTAGACGACAATCCCTCATCGTCAAATCTACCCGTCACCGAATTAAATTCATCAATTTGGTCACGTTGCTCTTTGGCAACTTCCAAAATACTTTCCTTGATAAGTCGGGTGAAATTATTCTTTTTCATTTTATGCGTCTCCAATTTCTCCAAGAATTTCATGAACAAGTCCCTCGACCTTGCAATACTTAGTACACACCCTACCACTGGTAACAACAGGTTTTTGTATGGATGTTGGTTCAACCGATTCGGTTAAATTAACAGGTTCAAGAAATGCCCCCCTAGTTGATGGGTTGCTTACAAAATCAAATGCAACCAATTCAAAGTCATCGTTTACCAAGGTTTTACCCTCGGACTCTCTTGTTGTTCCCATACCTCGGGAACTAATTCCAAGTGTTATACCAGACTTGAACAACTCCTTTAAAATATTACCGGCCGGAGTACCAAGCACCTCAACCTTCCCCATTAAACTATCACCTTCCCACCACATCGTTTGTACATTATGACTTACATTCTGCAAATTTACAATAGCACTGTCTGGATGGTCCAGTTCACCCAATGCTCTTTTATCCTTAATCAACTCCTGGTACTTGCCGGCTTCTCTCTCCAGCAAACTACGAGTATACACTCTACCGTTTTGATTCTGCTCTCGTGCCTTTTGAAGCACTCCTTTTACAATCAACCGACCATCGTTTTCATCGATGCTCTCGGATATTTGGTCACGGGTAAATTCAAAAGGACGTGTGGATACTATTACTTGTTTGGCCATATCATCTAATAAGTATATATGTATCTATGTTTATTTGCGGATAACCATGATTTTTATAGAACCGAGGTTTTCGATTCTGCACAGTTCCGTTGTATCAATTCATAATCTTTCAAGCTTGTCAATTTCTTAAACTTATCCACAACTTTGGCAAAATTGGAAGTATCTCCCAAAATATAGGTGTACCCAACACCCTCAAGGATCACCTCATCTGCTATTGCTAGAAGATATATGGTATCCCCCAGTTTAACTTCCATAATATACCCTTCTCTGTAATTTGTAGCAGAAATTACTTTATAGTCATCGGATTCAAGAATGATTCCCAAGTGACGAATCTCATCAAGTTTATCCAGTTGTTTAGTAGATTCCTTGGTGGGAACTTTTTCAGGTAAATCATCATGTTTTGTCTTGGCTATATCTTCCGCATCCTTATTTGAAATTCCACCGGCAATCTTTTTTATCTTTTCCCACAGAGAAGCACCTACCTCCTTTTTATCCAACTCACCAGACTGGTATGCATGTACCATCCCAAACAATCTTTGTTGAGCTGCAGACTTTGCCTTTTCGTTCAGTGCTTCTGTTTTCTGGGTCTTCTCGTCCTCCGTGTCCGTTTCCGGTTCGGATTTCTTTGTTGGTGGTGCTTCTTTCTTTTCTTCTTTTTCCTTTTCTGCCTCGTCTTCCATGGCCTCTTCTTCATCTTTTGCCACATCAAATTGTTGGTCACCGTCCCGTGTATCACCCATAGGTTTTATTTTGGTATCCTTACCAGTTGTTCCCACCGGGTTGGATTCATCATCAATCCCCAATTCCTTCATAGAAATGCCGAGTTTTGCCTTTTTCAATAATTGAGAAACCTCCTTCCAATAATCATCAGACAATTCCTTACCATCAGATGATTGTGATGCTTTCTTCACCGTCCCAGTAAGTTTTTCCAATGCGTCTTTATAGGCAGTGATCGTCGGGTCTGTTAATTTCTTTTCTTCGAATTCCGAAGTATCCACCTCTTGAACGGTGCAAGTACATTGATTGCCACCGAGGTTTGTCATTAATTCTCCTCAGATAACTCTGCGGTTGTGATGTCGGATAGTTGCTTTTGAACCGAAGTGTCCTCTTGGGAAGTTGCTTCGGTTTCCGTAGTCTTCAAAAAAGCATCTCTTGATAACTCGGAACAAGATTTAGCAATTGAATCAATCCCAACCAAGATATTATCAATGCAGGCCTGCGGAGAGTCGGAATCTGTCATATTACCAATAAATGACGCATCGATGTTGAGTCGACATCCGTATTTACCGTTAGCCTTCTTGAATACATTTGCAGTGGCAGAGACATCATCGGCCTGTGACTTAAGTTCCGCACCCCATTTGCTCTCACCCCATTTGCCACCCAAACTATCAACTATCTCTTTTGCCTGTCCATTGTTGGCATCTTTCCTAGACTTTTGTTTTGATCTTTTGACACTATGGTCATATGTCATGTCATTTGCTGAAACGACATCTAATTTCATACTAGTTTTCATAATACACTCCTATCTTATTTCTTTAACTTTTCTTGATATTCTAAATATCTTCTCATCTATGCTGGACAAATATCGATTAGTTGTTTTCCAAAACTTGTCCGTTTCTAAATTTGTCTCAACCTTATACCGTGAACCCACACGAAGCAATTTTTCAATCTCGTTCAGTAATTTGTTAACCTCACGTATAGTAACTCCGACTTTCTGCTCCGGAGAATAATCCGGATGATCCCTAAACATATGGAACAAACTTTTTCCCTCTTGCAGTTTTACCGTATTATTCCCCTCGTTGTTGGTTGATTTATAGTCAAATACCTCGGCCTTGTCCTTTATATTTTTTTCATGGTCTTCCTCGGATGCATCCACATCAAAGGCATATGGAGTTTGGTATCCATCCGCATTTGCCGTTGAATTCAATTCCTCTAGATTATCTTGTTCTTCGTCCGATTCTGCATGTGAACTTCCACAATCATCACGAATGACGGAATCATCTTCTTCAAGAACTTCTTGGACTAAACTACGAATGATATGCCTGATATGACATTTACTTTTGCTCATGTTTCTCAAGTTCCTTAATCAATTCATATGACATAAGTAATGTAGAAACTTGTGAATCCTTGACAAGACGACCATCTCTGATTTTGTCTAGTTGCGAAATAACCTCACCCAATTTAATCTTAACCACCTCATCGTCAACGTGTGTCTCCCCAAGTTTCTTGATTCGTGATTTTACCTTTGGAATCTGCTTATCTACATATTCCCTCAAGCTATTTGTGTTTGAAATATTGTTTATATAGTTTTTAAGCAACTTCTGTTGTTCTTCATTAAGAGTGCTATATTTGTCGTTAAATCTATCCACCAACAATCTATAACTTATTAAACGAAGATCCTCATTGTGCTTCTCATAAGACTCAACCGACTCATTTGCCTTTGGTCGGCTCTTATTACACAAACCGTGTATTACGGTATTCTTTGAATCATAAAGTTCCTTGGCATCACAATATACATCTGGAGATTTGCTCTCAAACAACTTGTAAATGCTTGCATAAGTCTTGTAATTACGAATCTTCGACCTAAGAAAATCATCTATGGGATATGCATCCTTCATTTCCTTAACCAACTCATATCTAAGTTGTGCCAGTTTCTTGGTATTAAGTTTACTGTGGGAGTCTGCTACAGTATCAACAAATCTTTCGGCGTGTGGTTCGTCCGTGGAGGATTCTTCCATAAGAAGTTGATATAGACGTTGCTCTTTTCCCAACGAAGTATTTTCCGCAAAATACTTCCGCATCAGGCGGTTTGCCTGTGACTCTTTTTTGTCATCCAATATATCGGCAGTTATCTGCCGAACTAATAGTTCAAACAGAATTCCGGTATTCTTAAACTTGCTGTGTTTTAATTTTTTCACGTGAATGTAAAACTAATATATATGAACATAAATATAGATATAACTATAATTATCAACCAATATTTCTAAAAATTAATTATTGATTAAATTATCCTCGTCCAATAGTCCCCCTTTTTGTTCGGTTTCTTCTGATTTTTTTCGTACAGTTGTTGCAGTCTCCTCAACTAAAATCTGTGGTTCTTCGGTTGGTTTTACTTTCGGTTTTGCCTGTAAAAACTCATCCAATTTTGTCAACTCTGCTTCCAATTTCAACGGACTATCTCCCCATCCCCTACCCGATTCTCTGCGTTCGTCTGCACCCAATGGGTCGCGGCCTCTGGATTTTTCGTCAGGGTGGTCATATTTCTTACCTACGTTTGCCCGTTTCTTCTTTTCTTTCTCACGTTGCTTGATTATTTCCTTCTCCTCGTCTGTCATATTTTCAAAATCACCAAATCCCCATTCGGTTTCATTGTCTCCGGCCGGAGGTTCTGCGTTGGGGTCTGCCGGGTCAGTTCCCTCGTTTTGGATGGTTTCTAATCTGTAATACTCCTTCGCATCTTGGACGAAACTGTCACGGATACTATCCACTTCATCCTCCGATAATCCAAAAATGTTATCGTATACCCATTCCTTTGAAAACATCTTGGCATCAAGCATATCTCGGGATGCATTCAATTTCTCGGATAATATGCGTACTCGTTCTTCTTCAAAAATTGTTGATGGGTTAGTAAGTTCCAAGGAAAAATCAACGAGTTTTGCATCCTTGTACCCTTGGGAATATAGATGGACAACTGCAATCTTGGTGAGCTCACTCATCATAATCCGTTGAACACGTTCTATCGTTCTTGCAAACCTTATGTCCTCGGCGGCCAAAGTTGCCTTTCCGGTGATACCTTCCTCATAACCAAGAAATGCCTTGGGAATTTTCAAGGCGGCCATCATCTTGTTCTTTACATATTCAATATCATCCGTTCCATCATATGTCATGCCCCCCATATTCTCGATTCGTGTGCCACTGTCACCACCCCGTACCGGAAGAAAGAAATCCTCGGTCATGTTTTGCATATTAAACTTCAAGTTGTAATCTCCAGTCCTCTCATCCACATACGGAACCTTCTTCATTTTATTGATAACCTTCTGCATGAAGTTATCCACTTCATTCGGTGGAATATTACCAATGTCTATATAGAACATCCTTTTCTCGGGTGCTCGCATGATTCGGTGAACAAGCATGGCATCTTCCATCAGTTGCAACTGTTTCCATACACGACGGGCAGATTCAATTACACTCTTACCATAAGGGAGAAAATTACTATCACCTAGCATTCTAAAATGGGCTATTTCATAATTTTCATAGTCCGCAGAGTAAATCCCCTCTTGCTTGAATACTACATATGCAGGATTCTCTGGATCCATGTCCTCTACCCTGGTCATCTCATATGTTGATATTGGTTTTACGTTATGAATACCATACTCTGGTTCAATCTCAAGGTGGAGATAAAAATCTCCGTACTTGCACATATTTCTAGTCCACCCCCACAGGGTAAACTCTATATTCAATATATCATAAAACAAATTTTCAAGGATACCCTTTACATTTGAATCCGCACTTGAAATTTTAAGAATATCTCCGAACTCACTCTTGGTTGTACATTCATCTGCATAGATGTCCAACGCACTTGATAATATTGGATCATTCTCCATCATGTCATAGTCACTAAACAACTCAAGTCTAGCCGTCTGAAATCCTATGCTATTATATCTACTCGTATAATCACTATACAATGTGTGCATACGATGGTATCTATCCCGTAACTTGTTGGAATATTGAATGTCGTCCGTATCGACGACCTTTAACTTTTTCCCTCCAACGTTCCGAACAATAACTTCCGAGGAAAATAATTTCTTCAACCCTCCGAGCACCTTTTTTGTTCTTGATTGCTCTTTCTCTAATTCCTCTTCCTCCTGTGTATTGTCTTTTGCCATTAATAGCCCTTTATTTGTAACTATGTTATGTTATATACGTGTGAATGTCAAACCTATAACTCACCTGCAGCCTTTATGAGATCACCACCATCAAATCCTTGAAATGGTCCTAACGGATTCTTCGTTTTCTCTGTTCTGTCTATGTTTCTCTCCCCCGAATACAACACATATTCAACTACGTCGTCTACCATGAGTACCAAAATGTTTGCTCTCCACCCAGTAGTATGAACTGTTTTTCTGAATCCAAGTACATCCAACCACACACTCCCCTCTCGTTTATTCACAATAGACTCTAAACTCAACTCATATGCCCTGCCTTGTTCTCTTGCCGCCAACGTCTTTAAAACTCCTTGTGGTAATTCAATGTTATTAAACAAAGTAAACCTTGTCGGACTATCCAACTTAAATTTAGTCATTACATCCAAATAAGTGAGTCGTTTCACATTCGGCATATACTCCAAGTCAAACCCCATTCTAATTAAATCATTATTCGTAGTCTTTCCCACCACAATATTTTCCACGTCAGTTTGAACATCCGTATAGGTTTGCCACGAAGATTGTGTATAAACTCCTGTAGTTGGGAGAAACCTACCACTGCCACTTGACCCACAACCCGTCATCATAAACGACGTGACTGCAACAATTATCAATATACTCATATTCTTCATACTAGGTATCCTCCGTTAAACGTTATATACATACATATACCCTCACCCTAGCAACCATTCCAAATTTTCCTTTCCACCGTGGCCATCTGGCATTTCATACGGATTATGTGGCAATCCCGTGGGATGTTTAGGACCTGCTTCCATATTTACCGTGCTCCCCATATAATCAAACATTGACTTTTGTGTATTCATATTTTCCGACCTGAACCTAAGTGCCGTGTCTCGTACCCACAATGAAATGCATAAACTCATTACAAGGTCATCCGTATATCCTGGCATTGCCTCGGCCTTCATTCCATTCCATATAAAAGTAAACATTTCCTCTATGGTGCGTTCCGAGTTTATCACAAGTTCCTTTTCACGCACATAACTTTCCATCTTGCTTATGATAAGAGGTCGTGTCTTGACAGACGTTGTGAACCCAGGTACCTGCTGTTTCTCCATACGATTTATCTTGTTCGTATGTTGTGCAAGTTCATCAACATACTGATAATCTCGTTGCGTATAGTATAAATTAGTATATCCTCGGTCAATTATCTGTTGTAAAACTGCCCAGCCAATGTTCGCATTTTCTACCACAAGCAATGCTCCATTATATTCATTGGCCACCGCAACCAAAAGGTTTCCAAAATCCTTTGTCTCCATATCCCCACGAAATTCCGCAACTTGTCTTAGGTTAACGACATCAATAACATGAAAGGCACTCTTGTCCTTACCATCACCACGGGCGACATCGGCTGCCACCACATAATCCTTACTGTGGTCTGCGTATTCCCATATCCAATATTCTTTATTAATCCCACGTTTTTCCAGTGGTTCTTTTACCATATTATCCTTATACCACTCAACAAGCAATGCATCAATAACCGACATACCACTGCTTATAAAGTCGCAGTCACACTCTTGGGCAGATTCCTTCTCTCCCATCAATTTAGTCTGTGCGTCTCTCCACTCTTGTTCCCGTTCTGGGTGTAGTGACCAATGCAATTTTATTGGATTGAAATCATTCGAACCATCCATAGAACCCACCCAGGTCTTATGAAAGAAGTTACCTATTCCATTCGGAGTTGATAATAATATGGAACGACCACCAGTAGTAATCGTTGACTGAGATGCGGTCCATATGTCCTCCATATTTCCTATAAACGCACACTCATCCACAATAAGTAAACTCAATGAAGTTGAACGTGATGCGTCAACACTACTTGATGCGGCTCTAATAGAACTTCCATTCTTAAATCGCATACTCAACTTATTCTTCTCCGTACACTCACTTCGTAACCAGCTTGGCAAATTCTCGGACATATGAGTCACCTTCGTGACAATATTTTTTGCAGTTTCTTGATTTATTGCAATGCACAAAACAGATTTATCCGTGAAAAACGTCATTAACCAAAGTGCGTAGCCAGATACCAAAGTTGATATCCCCATTTGTCTGGCCTTTAAAACTACATTAAACTGCTCATCACGAAAGCTTTCAAGTGTCTTTGCCTGAAAGTCGTATAGATCAAAAGGTATCGTTCCAAGGGTAGGGTGTTGGATCTTGCAATACTTTTTCATAAAGTGTGCAGGTGATTTCAAGCACTCTGCATACTCTTGTTTTATTATTTCACGCAGTGGAACATTTTGATTGTTATCCATCCACTATAAATACGTATATACAATCTTTTTTACATTTTTCCAAAAAGTTCAAGGTATCGTCTAAAATTCCATATCCTTGTATTCTTCAAGAGCCTCTGTGATGGTTTCTAACCTCTCGTTCACTTGGGACAAATCACTATCAAGGTCGTTCACTAGTTTTTTCTTATCTGGAATTAACCACTCTTCCAGTGAACCATCCTCGTTCAAAAATTCTGGGTTTTTGCTTATATAATCTCGTGACTCCTCCATCTTTGACTTCGCATCCTTAAGAAAATCTCTTTCATTGTATAACATAGACTTCTTTTCATATGCCTCGTACTTACCTTCATTCTTTAGTTTCTGTTCATACTCCTGTACACAATTAAAGCACATTCCCTTCATTGCATTCATTCTCTTGTCCAGATATTTAGTGGTGTCCAACGAACAAACATCCTTTGGACAACTCCTTGCAGTTCTTGCAAGTTTTCTAATCTTATCCATTGGAGTCTCAGTTCTTGTCTTGGTATTTATACCCAATTGCTTCCACTCCTTGCCATCCTTATCCGTCCAAACTTCTCCAGGTTGTCGTATAACAAGTTCTTCCGCCTCACCTTCATAACCATGAACTTTTGGGAGTTCTTCCCCCTTGAACAAGACACGAGATTTCTTGATCATACTCTTTAAATCACTTTTATCTAATTTTGCCATAACATTTTATATAAACACATAATTGTAAGTTTGTCAACTAACATCAATCGTCTTCACCTTTCCTAAATTTCTTTCTATCATAAGTTTTCTTACTTTTCATTGGTCTACTCTTGGGCATGGTCGACTTACGAACCTTCTTATATGCATCCATCCGGGTAGTTGGTTTATTCTTGTTTTTTTTAGAACCCTCCTTAAACATTTGACCCTTTTGACGTATTATTCTGTATTTCAGCAATGGACGGCCGTTGATTGTCAAATCACCCTTTTCATTTTTACCAATACTCTTAACAACAATTTTCTTATTCTTAAATTTACCACCCAATACGGTGTCACCAATTGCAATCGGAACATCTATATTCTCATGCACTCCCAATTTATCAAGTTTACTCTTAATCATTTTAATGTACTTATCCTTACTTCCTCTGCCCTTGAAATAAGGACTTTTTGGACTCAGAGCGGATGCAACATCAAGTATTGCTTGTAAAGACTTAATGTCCTCTGTTTCTTCGTTATCTTTGCTTTCGTTCATTTCAATCCATCCAGTTTTTGGTACATGTTGATATCTCTCAAGTTCAACACCCTTTGGAGAAATAACAAGCAACCAGTCGTTTCCACCACCACGAACTTTCTTGAACGTAAACTTGTCCTTGGGATATTGTTTCTTCCATTCCTTCTTAATTTCGTTTGCAGTCTTGTAATCTTTAGATTCATCAATGGAATCCGCAGGACCGTCAAGTTTGGTGAATTCCACGTAATAAAGTTTGCTTCCGGTTGGTTGATATACTTTCCCACCAACCAACTCCGTGTGCTTCTTTGCTTCCGCACCTGTCTTAAAAGTATATGCCTTAAGTTTTCCGCCTACCTCTCGTGCCGATACCTCAGGATAAGACCCATCAACTTTTAACGTAAGCACACCAAAGGAACCCTCGGTCTGTTCTCTCTGAAATCTATCTGGATCTAACTCAGCACTTTGATCTCCCACCACTACCCAATTATGATGTTGCATCAGTTGTTCAATTACATCCGTTATGTTGTTCATGAAAGTCCGTTTCTTTAACCCAGGAATTTCATCTTGCATATCCTTCACCATCTTAGCAAGTTTTCCTTTTCCGAATCGTTGATCTCTTATCATTGCAAAAATAGGAGGATATTTTTTCTTAATCAATTCATATGTTTTTTCAACCTTAAAGTCCACACTTCTCCGTGAAAAAGCACTAGATAACTTCTTTGCAAGAGTTGCAGTAATTGCAACTGCGCCTCCTGTTATTGCTACAACGGACGCAATCGTGAGTGGGTCTACTATCTCGTTCACGGGATCCTTTTCCATTTCCTTTTCTTTATCGTTACCTCTCACTTTTTTTAGTCTATCCTTTTCTTTAGATTTTACCTTCGGTAGCATTCGCCTTGCAATCTTCTGTACCAATCCCTTTTTTGCTGATATTTTCTTGTCCACGGTTTCCTTCTGCCCTATTGATAGTTCTCCATATTTTTTTCCACCAGTCAACTTCTTGACAATAAGATTCTTTGCCATTTTCTCTGCCGATGATTTTAATTGATCACGAGTTTTCATTCTCTTTGCTCTGGCCTTGCGTTTAACCGCACGTTTCTTTGCGGTACGCCTTGCCCGTTGTGCCATTTTTCTTCTGGCAACTCTTGATAAATTCTTTTCATCCAAGTCTTCCATTAAAATCTTCCTGGTACAATACCCTTCAATTGATTGATTGGTGCGAACGCACCGGTTAACTTATATATTCCACCCTTATACTCAAACACAATCCCCTCAGAGGGAACAATTGCATCAAGTCCTCCGATTGCATCAAGTCGACCCATTTCCAACCGATACTTGTTAATCACCTTTATAT